AAGGCCTTTATGTACCCCAAAACGAGTCGATAAGTCATGATTAGTGATGATCAGGTCATCATTGATACACCACCGGCTGAAATCGTCTCACATCGGCTGGAATCGGTTTTTTTGCCGGTAACAGCTCCACGAATCCACTCACCGCTCAATGATTTGCCGTCACGCGGCTTTGAATTGATTGATTTCGCTGAGCAGATCATCCCGGGCGGCTTTATGCCATGGCAAAAATGGCTGGCCGAGCACAGCTTGAAAATCAAACCCGATGGGAGGTACCACCATCCGGTCACAGTCGCATCCGTAGCCCGGCAAAATGGCAAGAGCACTTACATGATGGCCAGAATCATGATGGGTCTTTTCCATTGGGATGAATCGCTGCAAGTTTCCACAGCTCACCGATTGGTCACATCGCTTGAGCAATTTCGAGCCATTGTGCAGATCATCGAGGAAAATGCGGATTTGGCCAATCAAGTAAAGCGAATCCGCTGGCAACATGGAGCAGAGGAAATCCAAACGCTCAAAGGCAATCGATTCATCATCAAAGCTGGTGGATCGGCTGCGCGTGGATTGTCAAAGCCGGAAACCATCCACATGGATGAAATTCGAGAGCTGCACGACATGGAAACTTTTGCAGCTATGCGGTACACCTTGATGGCTGCCAAAAATCCACAGGTCAATTGTTTTAGCTCGGCCGGTGATTCACACTCGATGGTGCTCAACCAATTGCGCGAAAGAGGATTGGCCGCAGCTAGTGGGGCGGCCGATGATGTGGGCTATTTTGAGTGGTCTGCACCCACCGATGAGATTTCATTGGAAAATGCAGCTTTTGCCAATCCCGGCCTCAATATAACAATTCACCCAGACAACATCCGGGCCGTTTTCAATGATCCTCCCGATGTTGTAATGACTGAGGTTTTGAATCGATGGGTTCAGACTATTTCAAGCGTTGTCGGAGCCAAAGAGTGGCAAGAGTGTGGCGATGAAACAATCGATCTTGATGAGGACAAGCTCACATGGATGGCCATCGACATTTCACCGGACAGAAAACACGCTGCATTGGTAGCCGCCCAAAAGCTTGGCTCGGAGTCATTTATTGTAAAGCTGTTGCATACATGGGAAAACACGATTCAGCTTGATGATCGGGCAATTGCCAATGATGCAGCCTCTTATTGCCGAAAGTACCCCATCGAGTATTTGCTTTACTCAAGGCGCACAAGCGGTGCTGTTGCAGCGCGTATGCAGCCAGCTGGTATCCCGATCCATGACATGGACAGCGATTACCCACAAAGTTGTGACGAACTTTTGGGAGCGATCAATAGCCACAGACTCAAGCACAGAAATCAAGCGTTGCTCACGGAGCAGATTCTTTCAGCTGTGCAATTGAGGCGTGGTGATGGTGGTTGGGTTATTGGAAGGCGTGCCAGCGGTACAGCCGTTTGTGCAGCCGTAGCATCAGCATTGGTCACACACTTTGCGACACGCCCAGAAACCGAAATAGACATTTTAGTGGGTTGATGCTTGACATTTTGAGAAAATCGCTCCATGGGATTATTTGATCGAAAGCGCACCATTGAAGCTGTGGCAATTGACCGCGGCGCTGATGTAGCTGCACAAATTGGGCCAGCTCCAACGCTGGATGCGTTTTTCCCATTTGGTGGAGCTGATTACATTGTCAGCCGCGAGGAAGCAATGAGTGTGCCGGCAATTGCTCGCGCACGCAACATGATTTGCAATTCAATCGCCACGATTCCGTTGATTACTCGCGACAAAACAACAGGTGCAATTATTGATCAACCTGTTGTGATTTCTGATCCCGACAAGCGAGTACCAGGAGCCGCATCATGGGTCTGGGCTTGTGAGGATTTATTATTCACGGGATTTTCGTATTTCCAAATCATCGACTTATTTGCAGACACAGGCCGTGTTCGACAAATGTGGCGCGTTGCTCCAAATCGCGTTGGCGTTTTCTTAAACTCAATCGGCACGCAAATTGAGTATTACACAGTCGATGGATCGCGTGTTCCAATGTCTGGTGTTGGATCACTCGTGGTTTTTTACGGCAACGATGAAGGTTTATTGAATCGCGCAGGTCGCACAATCCGTGCCGGAGCAGAGCTTGAGAGAGCTGCCGCAATGTACGCAAAAGAGCCGGTGCCATCGATGGTTTTGAAATCAAATGGCACAGCATTGCCAGCTGATCGCATTGCAAAGCTTTTGGATGCATGGGGCGCAGCTCGCAGAAATCGTGGCACAGCGTTTCTCAATGCTGATGTTGAACTGACCACAGTTGGTTTTTCTCCAGAGCAAATTGGCCTCAATGCCGCACGCGAAATTATTGCAACCGAATTAGCAAGAGCCGTGGGAATTCCGGCCTATTTTATTGACGCGCCAACTGGCTCCAGCATGACATACGCAAACGCTCAAACGGCCCGTCAAACTTTGTTGGATTTTTCATTGCTACCGCTGATGAACAGCATCAGCTCAAGGTTATCAATGCCAGATTTCACGCCATCAACACAGCGCGTGGAATTTGATCTCAAGGCATACTTACGCGGATCAGAGAAAGAGCGTGCTGAGATTTACAAGATTTTATTTGACATCGGGGCGATCACCACCGATGAAATCAGACAAATGGAGGACATGATCTCATGAAGCTAACAACACCAATGCACATCACGGCAGCTGATTCAGATTCACGCACAATCAGCGGTCGCATCGTTGCTTTTAATGAGCACGCAAACGCATCAACCGGCAAAGTTGTTTTTGCTCGTGGATCAATTCAGCCACAAGATGTTTTTTTGAACCTTGAGCACGACAACACACGCAGAATTGGCAAGAGCATTGCCATGACTGTAAATGACAAAGAAATGACCGCAACATTTAAGATTGCGAACACAACAGCCGGCACGGATGCATTGACAGAGGCGATGGAAGGCCTACGCGATGGATTTTCAATTGAGTTGGCCGTGGACAATTACGAAATGCAAAAGGATGGCACCATGAAGGTGCTTAATGGTCAGCTTACAGCTGTTGCGCTTGTAACAGAGCCAGCTGTGCGATCAGCTCGCGTGCAAGAAGTTGCCGCATCAGAGGATTCTGAAACTGAAACAGTTACAGATACAACAAACCCAAATGAAGGAGACAAAGTGGAAAACACTACCGAACAAGTCACCGCTCCTGCCGTTGAACCGGTAGCAGCTCCAGAAGTCACCGCACCAGTACAGGCATCACGCCCGGCTTACTACACAGCACCACGCTCACCAATTGTGAACAAGGTTTCATACCTCGAGCACTACCTCAAGGCAACAATTTTGCATGATGAGGATTCACGCCAATATGTAAAGGCTGCCGATAACACAACATCAACAGCACCCGGCATGGTTCCAACACCACAAAGCACACAGGTGATCAATGCGCTTGCAAATGCTGATCGTGGTTGCATCGATGGCATCAGCCGCGAAACATTGGTTGCCGAAGGCATGACCTTCGAGTTGCCTCGTGTCACCGCTGTGCCCAGCGTTGATGCAATTGCCGAAAATGGCGCAATTACAGACACATCACTTTCAGCAACATTTCTTTCTGTATCTGTTCAGCCTTTTAAAGGCCGCGCAATTTCAACAGTCGAATTGATCGACCGCAGCCGTCCGGAGTACCTAACAGCTTTGCTCCAGAATCTTGAATTTGCTTATGCAAAGGAAACAGATGAATATGCACTAGCAGCAATGCAAGCGGCAGTTACTAGCGTGACAGCACAGGCAGCAAACTCAGCAACCGGATTCCTTGGATACACATCAAAGGCAGCCGCAAATGTTTATGGCGCATCACTTGGATTTGCTCGCTCATTGATTGTTTCACCTACACAATGGGGCAACATCATGGGATACAACGACAATGGCACACCACTTTACAATGCAGCACAACCATCAAATCAGGCTGGAAATGTGAGAGGCGATTCATTGCGCGGTGTAGTTTCACCGGGTCTGAACCTTTATGTTTCACGCTCATTTGGTAACGCTGGTACAACAACAGCTGATGCCGATTCCTCAATGGTAGTTGTGAACCCAGATTCATACACATGGTATGAGTCACCACGCTTTACGCTACGCACCAACATCAACAGCGATGGAACAATTGACATCTTGTACTACGGCTATGGCGCACTAGCTGCCAAAGTGCCAAATGGTGCACAATTCAACAACCTCCCATAAATCACTATCGGTAGCGGTCGCTCCCGAACGCTACTGACACGAAAGGAACCGAGATGCCAGCAATTGTCACAGCCTCACAGCTGAGGTCTATTCTTGGTGTCTCGGTTTCTTTGTATTCGGATGCGCAACTTGATCAAATTATTGATTCCGCTGAGCAAACGATTTTGCCTTTACTTACGCAATACCAATCATCGGTGACTTTTGCCAATGTGAGTGATTCCGTCATTTATTTCACCACAATGCGGCCAAATTACTTTGTGCCGGGTCAATCTGTTGTTGTTACCGGGGCCGGAATTTACAACGCGACCTACACAGTCACCGATGATCGGATTGAGCCTTACCTTTTCACAGCTGCAACAAACGCGGCTGATCGCACATACCCATTGCCGTTTATTCCTAACGCTTTGGCTACTTTATCCGGTGGATCAGCCGCGCAGCTGTACGCATCGACCCCACCGGTAGAAAACGCAATTTTGGTTGTGTCGGTTGAGATTTTCCAGAGCATCACAGCTCCCGGCAATCAAATCATGTCAGACAATTTTCAGCCGGCACCATTCGTGCTCGGCCGCAGCTTGACGAACAGAGTCATCGGACTTTTAGGCCCATTTATCGATGTCGAAACGATGTGCCAATGAGCATCGAATCAGAAATTCGCACACCATTGAAAACGGCACTTTCAACCATTGCCGCCAATGTGTACAACGGCATCCCAGAGACAATGACATCACCCAGCATTTGTTTGATCCCGGATGCGCCTTATTTGGAAAGCGTTTTGATCGGCAAAACAACCACAAGAGTTAAGGTCAATCTGACTGTGACTGGCGTTGTTGGATACATGAACAATGCCGCAGCTTTGGACAATTTAGAAAAATTGATGATCAGCATCATCGGGGCAATGCCAGTTGGCTACGAAGTTGGCAATGTTAATCAACCACAACCATTGGAAGTCGGTGCAGGTAAATACCTCACGGCCGATTTACAAGTAAGCACCTACTACACCAATTAAGGAGATCAAATGAGTACAGTAATCATTACCGGCCGCGATGTGTCTTTCACGCTAGATACAAAAGTCTATGCTGCACAGACAACATCGGCAACGCTGGCATGTGACACCACAATCGAAAGATACACAACACTCAACGGCCCAGCGTATAGGTCTGTTGATAAGCAATGGACATTTACCATTGAACTCTTGCAAGACTGGGGATCAACAGCTACGCAAGGCTCATTGTTTGAAAACATGTGGAATAACGCTGAAAACAACGCAAACACGCCTGTCGCTGTTTCTTTAACAGCTGCTACTGGAGCGGTTTTCACTTTCACAGTTTTGCCAATTTTTCCATCAGCTGGCGGTGCTGCTCCTGGAGCACTCACAGACACATGGGCATTGACAGTCATTGGCCAACCTACTGAAACATACAGCTAAAAAAAGAATCGGGAGCAAAAAATGAAACTAGCGATCACAATTGAATACACGGCTGGGGAGAGCGCGACCTATACCGCGCTCCCACCAGAGTGGGTCAAATGGGAACAAAAGACCGGCAACACGATCCAGCAAGTACAAGACAAGCTGGGAATTGCCGATCTGATGTTTTTGGCGTATCACGCAATGAAACGCGAGGCGGCTGGAAAACCCGTCAAGCCTTTTGAAGTGTGGTGTGAAACTGTTACTGACATCAACATGGGAGAAACCGAAAACCCAAAAGTTACGAGTCCGGATCAATAAACCGGATTATTTGGGAACTAGCGATCACCACAGGATTGTCACGATCAGAGTTTCAGACAGCTGAGGACATTTTAACCGCTTTCGAGATACTAAGGATCAGAAATGGCAACTGAGACAATCGCTTATGACAAGAGTGATTTGCGTGGCATCATCAAGGCTTTCAAAGCCATGGATGAAAAAGCGGTTGAACAAGCCAAAGGTGTTTCCAATGGATTGGCTACCTATTTACAAAGCAAAATTATTTCAGCTGCATCAGGTACATCAAATCGAGGTGATGATCGAATAGCTCAAGGATCGCGTGTGAGCAAGTCATCAAAAATTGGCGAAATTTCGTTTGGTTTTGTCTCGCAGAAATTTAGCGGTGGCGGCACAACGCAACAGCTTTGGGGCGGCTATGAATTTGGCTCAAACAAATTTAAGCAATTTCCTCGATGGTCAGGCAAACAAGGTCGTGGCTCCCGTGGATGGTTCATTTATCCAACATTGCGCGCCGAACAGCCTCACATCATTGCTCAATGGGAAAACGCATTTTCTAAGATTTTGAAGGAGTGGTGATGGCTGGTCAAAGTAGAACACTTAAGCTTTCAATTCTTGGTGATGTCGATCAGCTTAAAAAAAGCCTAGACACAGGCACAAAAGAGGTTGATGGATTTGCCGGCAAACTCGGTGGATTTGCTAAAAAAGCCGGTGCAGCTTTTGCCGTAGCCGGTGCAGCTGCCGCAGCTTATGCTGGCAAATTGTTGGTTGATGGTGTGAAATCTGCCATCGAGGATGAAGCTGCTCAAGCCAAATTGGCAACAACACTAAAAAATGTCACAGGTGCAACAAATAACCAGATTAAGGCTGTTGAGGATTACATAACACAAACAGCATTGGCAAATGGCATCACCGATGACAAATTAAGGCCATCGCTGGATCGGTTGATTAGATCAACAAAAGATCAGACCAAGGCTCAAGAATTGCAATCATTGGCGTTAAACATTAGTGCGGGCACCGGGAAAGATTTGCAGGCGG